TAACCGAAACTAAAGATAAGTCTGGGTTTATAAGCGAAGAATCTAAAGCTAAAATGTCAGAAGCAAGAAAAGGTAGAATATTTGACCAAAATTGGATTGAAAAATTAAGAATATCTGCAACTGGCAAGAAACATACAGAAGAAACTAAAAAAAGAATGTCTGAAATAGCTAAAGGCAAAAAGAAAAGTACTGACCATATAGCTAAATTACCACAAAATCAAAAAGGCTACAAAGGCAAAAAAAGGTCAGAAGAAACTAAAACAAAGCAAAGCCTTAATAGTGGTAAAGCAAGAAGAGTATATCAATATACTTATGATTTAACTTACATTGCTGAATATAGAAGCTGTAGCGAAGCAAAAAGACAATTAGGTATAAATAATATTGGTGACGCTGCTTTAGGCAAGATTTACTCTGCAGGTGGCTTCAAATGGAGGTATGACAAACTTTAGTTATTTTTGTAAAAATAATGGTATATGCAGATTATAAGGGATGTCACAACCACAGTAGAGCCAGTTTCAGAACCAATAACATTGTCTGAAGCTAAGAACTATCTAAGGGTTGATTTTGATGATGATAACGACTTAATTAGCTCTTTGATAACTTCTGCAAGGGTTAGATTAGAGAAATATGCTGGTGTGGCTATGACAGCTCGTACTTTACAAGTTGTAGCTTATGTGGATGAGTTTATTGAACTACCATACGCACCACTTAATAATATCACTAAGGTTGAATACTGGAATAACGATAGCTGGATAGAAATGACAGTACCTCAGTACAATGTATTAGGTATTACATACAAGAAGATATACATGAACTCTTTTAGTCACATGGAGTTTAGATTTACTTATACTTGTGGTTATACTACAACTCCTGCAGTTATGAAAACAGCCTTGTATAAGATACTTGCTGATTTATACGATTACAGAGAATCTTCTGTAGAGGACAGCAAACCAAATGCTAATATAGCATCTGCATACGAACTAATGAAGCCTTATAAACGAGTAAGCATAATATTATAATGATAAGTAGACTTAAAAATAGGATTACTTTCCAATCTAAGGTTTCAGAATCTGACGGTGCTGGTGGTCAAGTCTTAACTGATGTTGACTACTATACTTGTTGGGCTGAGATATTTAGGGATAATCAAAACAAGACAAACATTGCTGGTAAGGATTCTATATCAGATAACATTGTTTTTAGGATAAGAGATGCCAATAGTATCTCTATTTCTAATGACCTTACTATCTTGTATGATAGCAATATCTACTTGATTAGCAGTGTTATAGATGAGTTTGACGGCCACAACTTTTTGAGAATCACTTGTTCTACCTTAAAGAGAGTTGGTACTTGGGATAGTATTACTGCTTTCTGGGAGAATATCAGTACAACCTGGGAAACTACTTAATGTCATTTTCAATAGATAAAACGAGCAGCATAACTAACCTATCAAAAAGGTTAAAAGAGGCACCTAATGTTATTACTCAAAAGGTTCAAGCTATTATTAATCAAAGTGTGATTAATATAGAAAATAACGCAAGGGCTCGTGCTCCATACGGTGAAACTTACAAATTAAAGGGTTCTATTTATAGCACTCCTTATAATATGAATGCAGGAGCAAAGGTTGGGTCAACTGCGTATTACTCTCCATTTGTTGAGTTTGGTACTGGGCCATCTTTCCAAATACCATATTATAGAAACTTAAATATGAATAAACTTGAGGGCTATGCACAGACGTTTAAACGAAATAACGGAAATGTAGTAAATTTGCCCCATAGACCATTCTTATTCTTATCGGCTTCAGAAGAACTATATAAAATGGTTAATCAAATTAAAAAAATTAAAATATAATGGCTACTCTTCAAGGTAAAGCGGTAAAAAATACATATAGACAAGTACTACAGATTGGTGCTAATAATGTTGGAGTAAGTGGTACTTTACAGCCAGTTCAAGATGGTGCAGGTGTAAACACTGCTTTATCTCTTTCTACTTTAGCTGCAACTGTTAATGGTGATTTAACTATTACTGGCGACTTGATTATTACTGGTGGTGGCTTACAGATTAAAGAATTAATTGATGATACAGTAGCTAACTTAATTAAGAACGGTACTGGTATCACATGGACTTATAATGATGCTGGTGGTACTTTGACTGGTAACTTCACTGGAACTACAAGCGTTGTACCAGAAGGTAGCAATTTATACTATACTCAAGGTAGATTTGATTCAGCTTTCGCTGCTAAGAGCACAACGAACTTGGCAGAAGGAACGAATCTTTATTTTACAACTGCAAGAGGTAATGCAAACTTTGCAACTAACCTTGCGGCAAGTGACACAGATGATTTAGCAGAAGGTGCTACTAACTTGTACTTTACTAATGCAAGAGCAAGAACTGCTTTAAGCGTAACTGCTGGAACTGGTCTTTCTTACAATAACACAACTGGTGTTTTTAACTTAGCTGCTATTCCTAATGCAAGTTTGACTAATAGCTCAATAACTATTAATGGTCAAGCGGTATCTTTAGGTGGTTCAGTTACTTTGACTACAACAAACATTGCTGAAGGAACTAACTTATATTGGACAGAAGCGAGAGGTAACTCTAATTTTGCAACTAATTTAGCTGCTTCAACTACAACTAACTTAGCAGAGGGCACCAACCTATATTACACTCAAGCAAGATTTGATACTGCTTTTAGCAATAAGAGTACCACTAATTTAGCTGAAGGAACTAACCTTTACTATACACAAGCAAGATTCAATAGTGCTTTAGCTGCAAAGACTACTACAGATTTAGCAGAAGGCACAAACTTATATTACACAGATGCTCGTGCAAGACTTGCATTATCATCATCAGCGACTGGATTATCTTATGCTAACAATAGTGGTGTATTTAGCTTAACTGCTGGTTATGCTATTCCTACAACAGTTAAATTAGGTCAATACGATATAGCTTACAATCGTTCTATCGTATCTGCTGCAGTAACTGGTACATCAACAAAGACTTTAAGCCTAACTCAACAAGATGCTAACGTAATAACAGCAACTTGGACTGACCAAGGTATAACAACAATAAACGGAACTGCAAATCAAATTGCAGCTACAACTGTAGGTAACACTACAACAATAGGATTTACTAATGATGTTACAATGCCAAACAACTTAGTTGTAAGTGGTAACTTAACTATTAATGGTACTGCAACTTATGTAAATACAGAATCAATATCTTCTAAAGACCCATTGTTTGAGGTAGCTAATACTAACAATACAACAGATGCGGTTGACATTGGATATTATGGTAGATACTATGATGCTGTTCAAGAAAGAGTAGAGTTTACTGGTTTATTCAGAGATGCTTCTGATGCTGGTAAGTTTAAGATATTTACTGGATTAGTAGATGAGCCTACAAACGTAGTTAACACTACTGGAACTGGTTATACAGTTGCAACTTTAGTTGCTAACGTAGATGGTAACTTAAATGGTACAGCAAATGCTGCAAACATCTTATCTACTGCAAGAACAATAGCCGCAAGTGGTGATGCTACTTGGTCAGTTAGCTTTAATGGCTCTGCAAACGTAACATCTGCTTTAACATTAGCTAATACTGGTGTTACTGCTACAACTTACGGAACTTCTACTGCTGTGCCTACAATCGCTGTAGATAGCAAAGGTAGAATTACAAGTGCTTCAAATACAAACATTACTTTCCCAGTTACAACCGTAAACGGATTTGCTGGAACTGTTGTTTTAACAACATCAGATGTTGCTGAGGGAACAAATCAATACTTTACTACAGCAAGAGCACAAGCATCTATTACTGGTGGTGCATCAAGCGTAGTAACTGCTAACTTAACTGCTTCAAGAGCATTGGTTTCTGATGGTAGTGGTAAGATTGCAGCAAGTGCAACTACAACAACTACAGAGATAGGTTATTTAGCTGGTGTTACAAGTGCTATACAGACTCAGCTTAATGGTAAGTTAAATTTAACTGGTGGCACTTTGACTGGCGGATTAATCGGAACTACTGGTAGCTTCTCAAGTAGTGGTAGTGGAGATACTTTCACTATTGGCCATACAAGCGGAAGCGGCATAGCTCTAAACATAACTAAAGGAGGTAACGGGGAAGGCTTGTATGTAAACAAAACAAGTGGTAGTGGTAACGCTGTTACAATAGTTGGTAATTTAGGTGGTACTACTGCATCATTTAGTGGACTATTAAGTGGTACAAGTGCTACGTTCTCAAGTACTATATCTGCTTTATCATTTACAAGTACAGGAGTAAGCAATGGTAGTGGTAGAGTTAATGTTCAAGACCAAGATGGTAGAGCAGCAGCATTTATATCTCCAACCCCTCTTGGTGGAGTAGCATCAATCGGTAGTACAACAAATCACGATTTTAGAATAAATACGGGAGATTTCAACGCTTTATATTTAGGAACAAAAAGCGGAGTTAATTGGTTAACTTTTGCTACTACTGGTGCTGCTACATTTAATTCTGGCACATCTTTAAGTGCAGCATTTAATTCAACTACAAATAATCCATATATAAGATTTGACCAAAGCGGTGCTGCTAAATTATTTATAGGTGAAAGAAGTGCAGTTAGTGGAAGCACTGGAACTGGTTATGATTTATATACTGCGGCTGGTAATGATTTAAGATTTTTCACTAATAGTTCAAGCAATGCTGCTTTGACTATTGCTACTACTGGTGCTGCTACATTCTCAAGTAGTATTAGAGCAAACGCGGCAAGTACTATTTATGGTGCAACACAAGATGCGATTCAAACTATCTTTACTTTGGGTGGACAAAATGCATCTGCACAAGCAAAAGAATTATACTTTAGATTAACCGCAAGTGGCACTCCGCAATGGACATTACAAACCGCATCTGTTGGTGCTGACGCAGATATTAACATTTACCCTAGTGGTGCAAATGGATTAAAAATTGCTTATTCTGGTGCTGCTACATTCTCAAGTAGTGTAACAAGTGCTACTAAATTTATAAGTTCTGTAGGTAATAATAATATAGTTTTTGAATCTTTAAGTGCAACAACGGGTTTTCAGTATATGCAATTATTAAACACTACTGCACATACTATTTTTGGAATTGAAGGAACTGCCGCGGGTTCACTTTTAACAGGTGGTTTAGCTTATGGTTCTGTTTTTACAAGTGTAGGAAATACTGCCTTACAATTAGGAACTAATCAAACGGCAAGATTAACAATTACAAGCGGGGGTGATGTTGGAATAGGAGATAATACTGCAGCTGGGTATAAAATCAATATAGTAAATGCAAGTAGTGTTCCTTATGGAATGCGTATGTATTATTCATCTGTTGCACCTAATATAACTGGTGATAATCAGTTTATTATTTGCGCTGATACATCAAATAGTAAATTTGCAGTTTGGTCAAGCGGCACTGTTCAAAATAGAACTGGAGTGTATGGTACTTTATCAGATGAAACATTAAAAGAAAATATAGTTGATACTACCCCTAAACTTGATAACTTATTAAAATTGAAAGTTAGAAACTTTAATTTTATTGGAGAAGATTTAAAACAATTAGGATTTGTTGCACAAGAAATGGAGGAGGTATTCCCTAATATGGTTGATACCGATAAAGAAGGAATTAAGTCAGTTAAGACAACTGTATTAATACCAATGTTAGTAAAAGCCATGCAAGAGCAACAAGCTCAAATAGAAGAATTAAAAGCTATGATTGCAGCTAAATAATTTTACCTAAATTTGTAAAAATACCAACTATGAAAAAGATTGAACTAAACGAAGAGCATTTAAAGTCATTAGAGGCGTTTATAAACACTATTCCTACAGCCTATGGATTACCATTGCTGAAGTTCTTAGGTGAGCTAAATGAGGCTCAAAATGGCCAACAAACGGATTCTAAAGAAGTAGAGGTAGAAGGATAATGAAAGACTGCGGATATGCTATACGAAAGGCTTATTTCGACAAGATAAATGCTAACAACTACGAGTTATCGGTATATGATACCATAGCTCCAGATGGTTCAGAGCCTCCATTCTTGCTAA